TGTTTCGTCATCCACTACATGTTTCATCCACTTATCAAAGATGTTCTTCATATAGAAATCGTTCGTTACAAGGAATGTAAGAGTGACATCATCATTAATAAACGAATATGGATATTTAATTGGCTGTGTTGTTGTACCATGCTCAAATGTTGAGATGGAACGACCAGGAATCGATGCTGATTCAAGTAGTGCGTTTAACAAATATTGATTGGGATTCACACTAGCTGGACCAAAGAACGTAACAGCAAAGAAGTTTGAACGAGCCAAGCCACCACGTTGATTAATACGTGATGCTAAATCATCAACCGGATTTGTGAAAATCATTTCTCATTAACCTCTTAAATTCTTTTTAGAGTCAGACCAAACAACTCGCTTGCTAGACTTTACAAATTGTTCTGTTGGTAAGAATACCGCAATCTCCCACTCGGGTGCAGATACTTTTACTGGTACTTGTTGAATCTGTGAATACAAATATCTTTTATAACATGGTAATACACCCGGAAATCTACTTACTGATTTTAGTAGTTCCCATCGTATTTTCATCTTAGTTGATTCATCATACTTATTGTTATTTGTTGTCTCTAAAAGCTTATCAAAGAGACGTGCACGTAAGATTGGCGATAGGTAGTGTAGATTAATTCCATAGAACCCACCCTTTGCAGGTTCAACCATAATCACCAAAGGAAATCTATCATAATAAGGAAGTGTTTCCTTCGTCTTTGGATCATAAAAGTACATATACATATTACCAATACGAGGCCGTGTTACTTTTGTAAGCTCTTCAGATGATAAAGTATTTCTTCGATTCACGCGCATGTTCTTTAGTTTTTGCATGAACCATTTGCGTGATTCTTCAGTACGTGGAGCGACACCTGCTCTAAACGCCTGTTGCTCTAACTTTTGAAAAATTGAAGATGCCATATTACCGTAATCTTTTATGATTGAATATATAGAGTATTTATATGTACAAATTGATTGATTTGTGATATAATATTAAAGAGTCCTTTGAGGTAGGGGGTATACTAAGATTTTAATAGTAATTTAATACCGAGGGATGCCAAGTAATCTTCATGCCAGATTTCAAAGGTGTATCCACGTTGGTTAGCATATTTAGTTGCAGCTTTCCACTTTGATTCATTCTTAATATATGTCATGACCTCATTCAGATAGCGCTTCGTTTGACGTGCTGGTTTCTTTGGTGGTATTGTTTGTGACTTTGGTTTAATCTCTACTAATAGAATACGACCGTTAGAGAATTTAATCTTTAAATCCATAAAGTATCTATGTGGTTTATTATCGGTCTTACAAATATAAGGTATGACTACTTCTTCGGAAGACCAACCAATCACATCGTCTCGATCCTCGCACCAACGAAAAACCTGACGTTCCCATAGTGATCGATATTGCACATTACTCGGATCACCCATATACTTCTCAGGTTTTTTAACCTTATACTTTCCTTTGTAAGTTTTTGCCACTACATTGCCTTATAAATAACATATAAATACTTGTGTATTTATCTATTTATTAGGGATAAAATAACGTATGAAATCACTAGTCTACCCTAGCAATCTTTTTAATGCTGGTACTCCCTTTGTAAGCTTTACTGCTCAGAAGTTTACGTATGGTAAAGGTGGTAAACCATTGGGACACTGCTCTCTATATCACCCAACAAACGTTGCATTTCAAGATGGTGCAGGTTACACTACATTTGATATGGGCCCAATTGGTTCCAAACTTATTCAGGGAATTGGTGGTGATAACGTCGAAGAGTCATTGACGGCCGCAATTACAAATATGCAAACCGCAGTACAAGGTAACGCAGACGTTAAAACAATGTTAGCACTAAAGATCGCAAAGGATGCTGGGTTAACTGCCGGACTAGATCCTGCTTCTACTTATGGATTAGCAAAAGGTATTGTAACCAATCCAAATACAACTGCGCAATTTACTAACATGTCTATTCGTAGCTATGTGTTTAACTTTAAACTTATTGCTGATTCGGCCGACGATTCAAAAGAGATTAAAGAGATTCAACAATTCTTTAGACATAATATGTATCCCGAGCCAGGACCTGCTAACTATATTCTATCATATCCCGCAAAGTGGGAGATTAAGTTATATACTAGTCAGGGCACTGAAAACATTTATTATCCGAAGATTCATGAGTGTTTCCTTACAGCGTTTAACACTAACTTTAATGCCTCATCACATTTACATTTTGCTACTGGTGCTCCAGTTGAAGTTGATATTTCTCTTACGTTCCAAGAGACAAAGGTCCTCAACAAGAACGAAATCATAAGCGGAGAGAATCTATATGCTTAATTTCTTTCGTAAGTTTCCACTTACATCTTATCAGACCGATTATAAAGATCCAAATTCTAAACAGGTTGTAGTTGATCTATTCAGAGGTATCAAGGTTGATATTGATAAGATCGATAACGCTAATGCGTATATTTTGTATGATATTCAAGATGGTATGAGACCCGATCAGGTATCGTTTGAATTGTATGAAACACCCGAATACTTTTGGACTTTCTTTTTAATTAACGAACACCTTCGAGCCGGATTACATAACTGGCCTAAGAGCTATAATCAGTTAGTTCAGTTTGCTGAAAACAAATATAATAGACTTGTTGTATTACCCGAAACAAAAATAGGATTCGATGGGCTAATAGAACATTATGTTGCGACCAAGGAGATTGAAGTTGGATCTACCATAATAGGTACTGCCTCTGGTACTACAGCAACTATTGATGCTATTGACGCGTCTTTAAACCATTTATATCTTACCAATGTGAATGGCACGTTTTCTAGTTCAGATAATCTTTTTTTACAATCAACCAGTGAAAATTTTCAGAATAATTCTCAATACAAAATTAGCTTCATTAATGAGATTAATGCACCACATCATTATGTAGATACATCAGGGAATCGTGTTGAACGTATTCCATTTAATGAATCAGATTCGAACACATACATACCAATAACAAACTTACAATACGAAGAAGACGAGAATGATAAGTATACATCTATTCGTGTACTTACTCCTGGAATTGTAGATACCTTTGCCGAAACATATAAGACAGTAATCAATGCCTAAACAACAAGGTCAACATAAAACAAATACCACTGCAGTAAATCCTTCATCCTATCGGATGCAGGTAATGTTATATTCTGCGAATGGTAAAGAGCGCGATATTACAGCGTTGGTGACGTCATATGTTGTTACTGAATCTATCTTTCAACAGACACTCATAGCTGAGATTGATTTGAATGATGCTGTGTCTATGATGGAAGACTTAAATATTACCGGTAACGAAAAGATTACGGTTATCATTCGTCGGCAAAACTCTAAAACAAAATCGCCAATTACACTACAACACGATTGGCATGTACTTGATATGCCACTCTATTCTCGCATTAAGCCTGACTTACAGGTTTATAAGTTTAGATGTATAAGCAACTTTGGTCTTATCTCTAAATTTAAGCGTGTTGAGCATGCTCAGATTGGTACACCTACCGAGATTATAGCAAGTCTTTATAAAGAGATTGGTGTTACGGCTGAGGTTAAAGACAATCAAGGCCTTGGTGTAATTAAATGGATTCCACCTCGTGTAACATATTCAGAAGCAATCTCAACGGTACTCAATAGAGCAGTTGCGAACAGTGGTGCACCATTCTTTGCTTATCAAGTCTTTAATGATTCAAATAAACATGTGATTGCGTCGTATGATTCAATGGTTACAACCACAGAGTACGATCGATATTCACAGGGATTCTTTTATGGTAATGAAGCACAAACGGATGAAGACTATGAAGAGAAACGTAGACGTATTTTAGAGGTATCTTCCAATCTAGGCTTCTCGGCTTATAAAGGTTTAAAAGAAGGAGCATATGTTACGCGTACGCATGCACTTGATATCTCTAATAAGACCTATAAACAAATAGACTTTAATGCGTTTGATACTCCACCACCGATGATTGATGGATCTAAGTCTGAGATTGCTTGGAATAAAGCCTTTGATGTATCAGGTGTAAGCCCATCAAATCTAAAGGACACATTCAATATCTATGTTGCAACAAACGAATTAGCAATGGCCGACACTGGTCATCTAAACTTTTATCAGCATATGCCATATGTTACGGCTCGTAAGAACTCGGTCTATAAAAACTTAGATCAAATTGCTCATACAGTTCGTTTACATGGTGATTCAGAGTTATCGTCTGGATCAATCGTTGAATTAGCATTTCCAAAGAGTGGTGAAACTACTCCAGGTGCTGGCCGTGAGGTTGATAAATTGCTTTCGGGCAGATACCTTATCATTTCAACCGTCCATACCTTTAATGGAGATGGATATTATACAACAATTAAAGTGAAACGTGATTCGGTTCATATACGATCTAAATAATGTAAGGGAGTTATAATATATGTCTTCGGGTTTTATGAAAAGCGAGTTTGTATGGTTCACCGGTGTTGTTGAAGACCGTGCTGATCCATTATTCTTGAGTCGTGTTCGAATCAGATGCTTTGGATTCCATACCGATGATCTATCTAAACTACCTACAGATCAACTCCCTTGGGCAACAGTAATGTTACCAACATCGAGTTCAGGCGTATCTGGTGTAGGACAAACTCCTCATGGATTAGTTGAGGGTTCATGGGTAGTAGGATTCTTTAGAGATGGAAGAGAAGCACAAGATCCAATTGTAATGGGTTCAATTGCGGGATTAAACGTTAATGAAGCATTACCTGAAAAGGGTTTCTCAGATCCCAATGCATTATATCCTAAGAAGAATGATGATCCAATTGATAACTATCTTGGTGAGAGTGATGTACATAAAGCAGCACGAGGCGCCGCATCACGTCATATTCTAAATACCGAAGATATTCGATTTGGTGAAGTTGGTAAGGATGCGCAGACATTCAAAGATCAAGTACTCTTTGATGAACCATCTTCTCCATCTGAACCAGTGTATCCATTTAATCATGTATACGAATCAGAATCAGGTCATGTGTTTGAAGTAGACGATACGGCAGATAAGCAACGTATACGCGAACAGCATCGTTCAGGTACTTTCTATGAAGTACATCCTGATGGTACAAAGGTTCAGAAGATTGTAAAAGACAGATTTGAATTGGTGATTGGCGATGATTATGTAAATGTGAAAGGACAAGCTCGAGTTGTGATCGAAGGCGATGCCACCACTTTTATTAAGGGTAACTATAATGTAGAAGTTGCTGGCAATAAGACCGAGTACGTGTATGGTAATTTAACTCAGGTTGTAAAGGGTGAAGTTGCTGAGACTTATGAGAAGAGTCAAACCGTTCAGATTACAAACAATATTTCTGAAACAGTTGGTGGTAATCAAACAACGGCCGTTTCTGGTAATGTTGATATTGATGCAGCACGAATCGACTTGAACTAAGAAAAGGTTTATAAATAAAGCTATGAGTACAGAGATTCTATCAGATAAAAACACAGGTATTGCGAGAGCTCAAGTAGTTTCTCGTTCAAAGCCATACTCTGATTTAGACCTAAGATTTAAAGCACATCCTAACTTTGGTGATGTTGTGCCCGTAAAAGACATTGCTGCAATTAAGAATTCTATTCGTAATATTCTTTTAACTGATTATGGTGAAAGACCTTTTCAACCAGGATTGGGTAGTGGGATTACAGGTTTCTTGTTCGAACCAGTATCACCAGTTACCGTTGCTTTAATGAAACAAAATATTGTTAGAGCATTAAAGATTCATGAACCAAGAGCTCAGATTAGAGCATTAGAGATTCAAGATCGATCAGATGAAAACGCATGGTTCATATCATTAACAGTAC